ACCTTTGGCTACTGGAATGATGTGATCCACGGTTGTCGCGTCCATCCCGCACCAATAACATTCCCTGCCATCGCGCGACAGGATGCGAAGTCGTAGCTTCTTCCATTGAGTGCTGTTGCTTTTACGCTGTGAATGTAGCGTCATCAGTAATGACCCACTCTTTGATGGAATCTCCATGCGTTACACATTGAACCATATCGATGATTGATGTACTTAATTGTGGCATCTATCTGCCTGTATCCATCGAGATTCCGGTAATGCTGTGATCGCATCTGACCAAGTCCGAAGTGACTGCCATTCTTAGCTGTAACTGACCACCTTGATTCTTTATAGATGATCTTAGATAAACATAGGAATTGCTCATAATTCACAACTCTTGAATGTGCGTAGAGCTTCAAATTATCTTTATTTGGATTTGCTTCCGCTGGTGTCGTGCTAACGATACATAGCACACCCAATAGCACCAGACATCGCCCGCGAGCTATCCGCCACAGCGGCTCGCCAGCGAGTATGGAGCGTACAGGCTTAGTCAAATACATAGCAAGAATGTGGATAACTTGAGCGGGCTTTGGGCGTGTTGTCCACAGGTTATCCACAGAGATCACAATCCTTAGAATGATTCTTGATTGAGACTTGTAAGATCGTTACAGCTACAAGTGGTCTTGCCGAATCAATCAAGAATGTCTTGCCACAATCGCAAGTGTGCTTAATTTCTGTCCTCATTGGTGTCCCCATCCTTTGCCTTTAAAATGGATTGGATTAGCTGTCCAGATACGGCTCATTGGAATCATGCAAGCTTCACAGTATGGATTCCGGTCGAAGTTATCTTCCATCGATCGGCGTACGGTCGTCACCTTGTTGCATACTTCGCAACGATAATCATATTGCGCCACTATTGAGCATCCGCCAATTTCTTGATGCCCATGACTCCACAGCGTAGGCATTGGACAAGAGCTACATCCATGCCCAAAGGGACTTCATTCTTTAAGACTGAATGATCCGTGATTTCCTTTTCAACCCTGCACAGGAAGCGTTGCTTCTCCATGACTGCTCCTTCTCAGATTCTCGATTGGATGTAAGTTGTATTGTTCGACCCAGTAGGTCGGTTGGTCGCGTCTGCGCCATTTCTGATTCTTAGCGATCGTTACCGGAATCCAGCCCTTTAAGAAATAGTTTGGACTCTTTCCTGTAACCAAGATTGCGATGTCTGTGTTGCGGTCGTTGTCGTAGATAATCAAAGCGCCATTGTCGTATTTCGTCCATTTGACTTCAATGATCGATCCCACATCTGCGGTTCGCTTGAATCGTGATGCTCTTGGGTTAAAGTCTTTTATTCCGAAATACTTTGCGACTGCTATTTCAGCACCTACTGATTCGGCTATCTCGCAAATGTAATCGTGAAATGACAGATTCTTGTTGTACCGAGAGACATGATCTGGCTTGCCTTCGATCTCTTCGACGCGTTCGATGGCAACCTTTGCAGCTGTCCATTCATCTTCATGCGTGATCTTCATCTTCATTTGCACTCCATACAAAACCAAAGCATCGTCAAGCCTTGAGAGCCTTCAAAACGACCAAATTCCAGCGGCTTGAATGCTTGGCATTTATCACACCATTCGATCTTCGGTGGATCAACCTGGTCTTTGATAACACTTCCATCTGTCTGGAAGATTGTGCGTTCACCGGTGTCTAGTTTGATGATCTCCATGTCTCCCATTAACCCTGAGCCTTCCATCCACCAGTTGATGTGACTTCGTACCAGATCGGGCTGCATTGATTGGCTTTAAGCTTCTCCACACAGACATGTCCGCGATATGGCTTGCCAGCCTTCGATGTGCCTTCTTTGAGCAACATGTGACCGTGTGCGCAGATTGGTGACTCCGAAAGGATTTCACCGCCAAGCTTCGATTTGATTTCGTCAATCGATGATTTTGCTGTTGCGAATCCATCTTCACCAAATGGCTTCGACCACGGATCTTCTTCAATAAATGCTTTTGGCATCGTCTCGACTTGCTCCATGTTTTCCCGCGATGGCTTTTCTTCCACACCTAAAACAACTGATGCAGCGCGACCGATTGCAGAGCTAACTGTGTCTTCGACATACCAGCGTTTCATTTGCGGGTTGTAAGCCCCGACCATTCCATGCGCGTAATCGATAGCCGCTGGCTTCTCATCTTCGTAATGACGAAAGATCCGGCATTCGATCAAAATGAAGCCCTTGTCTGGTTGCCAATCGACGATCGATGTCTCGATGCGGTTCGTTGGGTAGGTTGCATGTAGGCGAATGACCTTTTGGCTGACCGTTTCGTAATTGTCTAAGAATCCCATTAGCGAATCTCGGCATTCTTGCGTCCTGCGATCTTGCCGCGAATAAAGCCTTCGCGCTTGCCGTCTTTAAGTCCCATCGTGTAACCAGCTGTAAAGCCCGCTAAGACTCCTAGCAACATCCACATGGCGACTTCTTGAATTGCGTACATCTTTGCTCCCGATCCGAGAGTTACTGAACTTCGCTCCCTGCGTACAGAGTGAAGCAATCAGCCGACATCGTCAAGAATCCTGTGTGTTTTTGGGCGTGTCGGTTTGGTCTTTTGCCTTGTCCTTGAGTCCGTTCGATGCCAGCACAGAACCAAGCGCACCGGTCAAGAAGATCGTGAGTGTGGACAGTAGCTCGATGAATGCGCGATCGTTCGGCGCTTGATCGCCTAAAGGTTGAGTGACGAAGATCAGCGCGTAAAGCATTCCAGCAACCGAGAACATGAATGTGAGCGCCAAAGCGACTCCGATGAATACGATAAGTCTTGCTTTCAGCTGCTCATTACTTAGGCGCTTTTGATGTGAACCCATTTGGATCTTCTCCGTATATGTCCTCAGTACAGACTCCGAGAGCCTTACATTGTGGCGGATTGCATTCAGGCTTTTGCCAGTTTTCGAATTCTTGGCATTCATATCGAGTCCAGCCCTGATAACTACAAGCAGACAGCCCGAGCAATATCGCTATCGCCAGAGCTGTCCGAAGTAGCTTCCGAGTCACTTCCCCTTTAACCCGAAAGATGCGTCGTTGGGATTTAGGTAACGAAGCACAACTGGGAGAATCGCAGCTAGTCCCGCGCCAGCGATTGCCTTTGGATCAGTAATTCCCGCCATGTACACAGCGATAGCCGCTGCCATAAATGATCGCGCCCATGAAGCTGCTAATCCTTTGATTTCTTTCATTTCTTCTTCTCCTTCTTGAGAATGGATTTCTTCGGCACATCGACAACCACGGTTGGGTATTCGCCCTTGTATGGCACATACTTGGGACGACCAAAGCCGACCACTTCTTTGCCAATAGTTCGGGTTTTAACCATCACCATGCCGCCGTTGCGCTGATCGCCGCTACCGGATGTATTGCCTTCGATGGTTGTGATCGTCTTGCCATCGATGGCTGCGACAATTCCAATATGAGAAATGCGATCGACTCCGTCGTGTGGAAAATCCATGAATGCTAGATCGCCGATTGCTGGTATCTCATGCCACCGTGAAATCTCCTTAAATTTATGCGCTCCGACAGCTGTTGAGACAAGCGAATGCACCTTGACTCCAGCCTGTGCAAGTACCCAGTTGCAGAATGAACCGCACCACGGCAAGCCATTGGCTTTTGTGAATTCGCCGTACTTGGTCAAGTTGTCGCCTTCTTCAATTGTGCCAATTTCGTCTTTGGCAATCTCCAGCGCGTGTGCAGCCGTACCTTTAGGATAATTCATTCCAAGTCCTTTCGTTTTCATTCCAATAGTATTTTTTATCGTCTTGTGGATAAGGGATTGGAGAATGCCAAAATGAACCTTCTCTTGTCCAAGACTCATAAGGTTGTGGTGTGATAAAAATATCTTCTTCTATGTTGTAAGAATAACCAATTCCAGCAAAAATTCCGCGAATGTTGTTGTTGTAACTTGTTCGCACACACTTTTGTCCCTTAAAATTGCCGTACCAAATTTCAGGGTGAAGATTTTCAATCAAATCATTTTCATCAATTCCGACAATGACTTCGGTGACGATATTGTTTTCATCTAAAAATGCGTAATGTGCCATTATGTCCAACTCACATTTCCTGTGCCAGCTGTGATCGTTGCTCTTTTGTAACCACCACTAGCTGCACTCTCTGTACCAGTTACACCTGCGCCAAAGACAATCGTCCTGGTATCTGCGTAACGCAAAATGATTACGCCAGATCCACCGTTGCCACCTGCGCGTGAACCGCAACCGCCACCGCCGCCTGTGTTTGCTGTACCAGCCACGCCAGTACCAGTTCTATTTCCAGCGCCACCACCGCCTGTGCCGCCCGCGCCGATTGGCGTATTTGTACCATTAGAACCACCACCGCCGCCGTAAGTAACTGATGAACCTGTGATTGAAGTTGCAACTCCGTTACCACCAGCTCCGCCAGCTGCTCCACCTTGTCCAGCAACACCAGCACCGCCACCGCCGCCGCCGACATTTGCTACTGCATTTCCACCAGCAAAACCTTGATTAGTTGTTCCGCTTGCTCCTGTTATTGAACCTTCAGAACCGCCACCGCCCGAACCGCCGGTCAATGCAGCAATCCAAGCCGGTGTTGCGCTTAGACCACTACCAGCACCGCCGCCAGTTGATGAAATTGTGGAGAATGTCGATGTTGATCCACTCGTCCAACTAGCTGAAGCGCCTGTGCCACCTGCTCCAACTGTTACTGTGTAATTCGTTAGAGTCATTCTAGAAAGTGCAGACTCAAGTGTTCCACCACCGCCTGTTGCTGTTACGGTGCAACGAAGTCCACCGGCGCCACCACCGCCACCAAAGTCGCTCGATGCGTTATCTGATCCGCCGCCAGCGCCGCCGCCAGCGACGACAAGATAATCGACGGTGATTGCAACTGGTACGGCATTTTGTGCAACGATTCCCAGAATGTTCATTTTATGAAAGTCCGCCGATGATTGTGAAATTATTTGCAGAAGTACAGATAATTGTTGCCGCTCCATAACGCGATGTAATTTTTGGCGCTGATGAAGTTGCTCCACTAGATGTGATCGTTACACCTGCTCCTTGAGAAAATGTAACTTGACCGACTCCAATTTGTTGTAGATTTATTTGTTGTCCGGTTGAAAATACAGACGGCGGCACAGTAACCGTAATCGCTGAAGCATTTGAACAAGTTATCAATTTATTTGCTGCGTCGGCAAGAACAAGCGTGTAAGAAGTTCCTGTTTGTGCGTTAAATGTGAGCGTGTTTGCAGCTGTAAAATCAAGTGAAACTGTGACATCTCCACCAGTACCGCCACCAGATAAACCTGTTCCAGCTGTGACTGCGGTTATATCGCCAACCTGCGGAGTCGTCCAACTATAATCAAGATCAGTCGCCGATGCTTTTGCCAATACTTGACCGGTTGTTCCACCCTTTAGATCAACCAACGCGGTGTCAATGTCTTGCCCAAGAGTAGCGATTGCCGTCGCGCCATCTTTTACAAGATCGGTGGACTGTGGAATGTCCCATCCAAAATTCGTTGTCGTTGTTGCCATTTCTTCTCCTTATGCGACGACGGTTGCTTCCAACCAGTCAAGTGTAGGTTCGATTGTGTTCCAAGTCTCAACGACAGGCACATCGTTCCACCTAAACGCCTGAAGTGAATATGCCACCGGAGTGACATAAAGTGAGACAGTCAGAGAATTGACTCCAGCTTGAAATTGCCAACCTTCGACAAATCCCTGAAAATTTGATCCCATGTTCAATGGTAGATCGTTGATATTTACTGGCATTCCCATGAACACTTTTAAAAGGTTATCTCGATCAGAATTATCGATTTCTGGAGAACCAAGCGGAAACGAAATCTGATTGAAGTTAGCCTGTGGAAACGCTCGAAGTGTTAAATAGAAAGCAGCTTGGGATTCTGCGTCAGCTTGATGTTCAAGGCTTGTTTGAATGTTTTGAGCCAAAGTGCCATATAAGCCAATAGATTCGCTGTCTGATTCGGTTGCTTGTTGTCCATTTTTGTAAGTCAAAGTAACAAAATTTCTTACATCTCCCGCGCGAAGAGCTGTCTGAAGTCCGCTGGCAAAAGCATCATTTGCAGAAAGATTCACATAACCATTTGCCGCTAGGTACTGGGTTCGATGGGTTGAGTCCGCATAGCTAATTTGACCCGCTGAATTCTCGTAAAGGTAGCCAAGTCCCGAAGTGGCTAAAGCCGCGACAAGAGAGTAAATGTCTGTAACATCGGCAGACCGAGCTGCCAATTCATAATTGCCCGCATCGATTTCGCCAAGTCCGGTATTAAAAGCCTGAGTCCATGTAAGTGTTGGATCGACATCATTCCAAGTCTCGGCAGCTGGTAACTGATTCCATCGAGCAAAAAGAGCTTGAGACAGTACAGATTCGATCTGGACTCCGTCTAGATCCTTAATCAATATGCCTTCGGTAAGTACCTTTGGAAGCCTTGAAAGCGCACCTAGAGCCACGATGGAGATCGTCTGGGTTACTCCAATCGAACCACCAGATTGAACGCCCACAATTAGATCGGTGATCGATCCGCCAAAGATAGCGACTGGAGTACCTGTTGAATCATTTATGTACACGGTGACGGCTGAATTGATGCCAGCAACGATATTTGAATCATCAAGATTAATAAGAGTCAGATTGCAATAACCTGCGATGGCTTGCTCATAGATATCTGTTCGACCAGATCCGATTGTTAAATTTGCGAGAGCCACATCTTTGTACTCCACGCCATCGATGTCGATGCTCCATGTTGGAGTCCAGAGCGTCATGCGAAAGCGAACCTATTCGCGCCAAGAGTGCCTCGGGCATTTGATCGGTTAAGTACATCGACGATTGTGCGGGCTGTACCTTCGGCATCGATCGCACCATTGACGGTGATGTTGAAAGTGCTACCCATACCGCCATTTGGGACGATTGTGCCATTCGAGCTAGGGACGAACATTTCAGCCCCTTGCTCGCCTACGACATAAGATTTGCCAGCCGATACTGCTCCACCAGCTGCGCGGAATCCGCCGAACGCAGAACTGATCGCGTTGCCGATACCTTTGACGACTGGATTATTTGCAACCAAAGAAATCAAGGATTGGATTGCTCCGACCACGCTTTTGACGATGCCAAAAAGTTTTTCAAAACCGCTGATGAGATTTCCCACGACTCCAATCACAACACCCAAAGCTATGCCGATTCCCTGAATTGCAAGCTTTAAGACTCCACCGAGCAAAGGTGCAACGAAGTCTTTTAAGAATTTGAATAAGACTGTGAATTCTTCTTTGTTAGCCATAACCGCATCTTTGATCTGGTCAAATGCGAATTTGAAGCCTTCAAGTACCGGTTGAAAGATGTTCTTGATTAAATCGATGTAAGTCTTGAAAGCATTGGTCAAGCCGTCTTTGCCACCGACTGAATCGATAAATCCCGCAACGGCTGGGATTACGGTATTGACGATTGTATTAATCATCGGAGTAACGGCGTCTAGAACAAATGATCCGATTGTCTCTTTGCCTTCATCGAATGCGACCTGAAGTCGAGCCATCTTGCCCGCAAAAGTGTCTGCTTGAGTTGCAGCTTGCCCGCCAAAAGTTGTTGCAAGTGCCTTTGTAACATCATCCATCGACATGGTCTTGAGTTGAGCGGCTGTGAGTCCCACGCCCAATTTGCCAAGTGCTGTCGTATTGCCTTCAGCTGCGCGAGCCATCGCATTCGTTACAGCTTCGAGAGACTTACCCGATCCAGCCGCTACATCGATGGCGACTGTCTGCAATTTAAGAGCTGCGTCAGAATCTTTTGTGGCGCGCAATAGGCGCTCAAAGCTCGGACGAAGCTGGTCATCGGTCAGTCCGGTAAGTAAAGAAGTCTGAAGAATCTGATTTTCTACGGCAGCAATCTGAGCATCGGTTGCGCCTGTAACATTCTGTAATGTTGTGGCGAGCTTGGCTTGAGCTTTTTCATCAGCTATTGCAGACTCAACGCCTTGCTTGAGAAGTACAGCGCCATAAGCCAAAGCAGCTGCGCCAGCAACGGCAAAAGCCGCACCAGCCATTTTTCCAAATTTTGCAACTTTGTCGCCAAAGCCTTGCACTTCATTTTCAGCGCCTTTGACTCCGCGCTTTAATTCGTCAAAATCAGCGTCAAAGGTGATCTTTACTTTTGGAATGCCAGCCATCAGTCGAGTCCCACCTTTCGAATTATTGTCTGAATTATGTCGATGTACTCTTTTGCAACGATCGGCGTGTAATAGTCCACGGCTGGATTAATCCAATAGCCGCGCTTATTGCGAGCCGCTTTGAATCGATTGGAATATGGACGACCGATTGAATCTGTGCCTTTTCCAGATCCGTATTCCGTTCCCCAAAGCAAAGCACCCGCTGGCGCTGATTGCTGGCGTACATTTGCGCCCCTGCCAGACTTGGATTGTTCGCCGCCGTATTTGCGACCGACCTTCTTTGATCCACCGACATCGACTCGAATCAATCGATCTCTTTTGGCTGCGATGGATTTAGCGACAAGCTTGGTTTGAGGCGATGGTGCGGATTGGCTAAACATAAGCAACTGTCCAGCAAGTCTTTGAGATAATGGATAAGCCGCGTCTCGGACTTTATTCTGAGTTTCTTTGTCCAAAAGATTTAGAGTCTGAATCAAATTTTTGAGAGCTGCTGGCTCGACTTGAATGGCAAAAGTCCCTTGCTTACTTGCCATTTCTTTTCTCCAATATCTCGATTGCGGTGTAAATCTGCTCCGCCGTTTCCCATTCCTTCATCGGTATCCCTGTCGCGAGCGCCAGTTCAACCAAGACGCGATTTAGGCTTCCGGCGGCGTAGCTTTTGGGATATCCACTTCCTCGGATCGAATATCGTCCACCGTGTCGCACCAGACTTCGTAAGGTTTGATGGGCTGTCCAGCAAGCTCTCGCTTCTTAGCGTTATATGCCAAGAAGAGAAGATCATCGAGTCCGACATTTTCGCCGAGCTGTGTAACCTTCAAGCCTGTCTTTCGTTCCCACTTCACGAATTCCGGTGTCGATGCGGTGAACGACTCCGAGTCCCCTGAGAAATATGTAATTGTGATCCCTGTTTTCATGCTCCCGATTTCCTATCTCTTAGCTGAATGTCTCGGTAGGTGTACCGACGACTTGGAATGAAAGTGAGACTGTCTGTGCATCTGGTGCTGATCCGCCGACATTTGGGAATGTTGGCAAGATGTTGCAAGCAAATACAGCGCCAGTCACAGCTGTGATTGAAGCTGCAAGAGTTGTATTTGGTGCAGATTCTGTTGCTGTCCAGAGTGATTCGCAGAGTGAACCGACTGCGCCCCAATCTGCAAGCATTTCCACATTGAGAGTCCATGAATCATCGATGGCTTTGTAAGCGCGACCATCGAGTGTCTGATAAGTCTCGATGACATGGTCTGCCTCAAGTGAGACTGTTGTGGCTTGTGCGTCGTAATTTACGGTAGCGATCGTCAATACTAGATCGCGTCCGGTGATGACGGTCGTTGGCATAATTACTCCTAGTTGGTCTGGGTGTATTGGGTTGATAGTTCGATCTCGGACATCAGAATTTCTGAAGCTCCAATCGTCATTGGGACTGGATTCGACACCGATCCCACGGTGTAACCTGACGGAATAACCGCCAGAATGCTGATGAGTAGCTTCTCGATGTTGTCGAGCGCGGAAGCGTTGGAGTACATAGCGACTCCGACTGTGATTGAAAGATTGACTTTGACTCGGGTTGAAGTACCGATCAGATTTGCTTCGAGATATGGCGTACTAGGTACGACCGCCGCGAAAGGGACAATCGGCGCTTCGGGTACTGAGTCGTAAGTGTTAGCGGCAACATTCTGGATCGCTGTCTTTAACGCACCGCGAACATTGACTGCAATCGATGATGCGGTCATGCCAGCATCGCTCCGGTATCCAAAGATTTGCCCAAGATTCCGATGACACGATTTAAGAGTGAGCGCCCCATTCTGTATGGAGTCACTTGGAAATCTACGCCTTCGATCTGTCCACCCGCAGCTGTGATTGATTGAAATACTTCAACCGATACGACGATGATTGCTTCATAAACGGCTGGATTGTTCGCGTAAATTGTCGCGGCATCCTTGCCTGAAAGATAAGTGTCTCCATGTGGAATGACGGCATTCGCATTTATATCCGCATTTGTTTTCGCGTAAGAGAATAAATACTCGCCATCGATAGCTGTAACGGTATAAGTGCCGTTGAATGTGGCATCCACATTTGCAACGACCACACTTGATCCCACGATGTAATTGTGTGGAGTGTTGGTTTCAAGACTTGCAACATTTGACTGAATGCGGCGATGAGTAACCGCTGAAGAGTAAGAGACAAGAAGTGGCAAGATCACAAGCTCGGCTGTGTCGATAATCTTCTCAAGGTATGCGTCGTTGTAGAGAGAAGAGCTAACGCCTAGCACAGACCGAAGCTGTGACGGAGTTACTAGAGACATTAGCTCTTCCCTTTCTACGACTGAGGCGACTCGGGAGCGAATCGCCTCATGATTGATTGTGGCTAATTAGCCCTTGTTTACGCCGAACGCGCCACCAGCGATTTTTGTCGCCACAGCTCCGAATGAATAAACGCCCACAGTAATTGAACCGTCGGCTGTTGATTCTGCGCGAAGTTGGTATGAAGGTGATTCGTACCATGTGTACGCGTCTGGGTTGATGATAAGAATTGAATCATCTGTGTCTGTTGTTGCAGCTGTATTTGCTGTCACAAAGAGATCAAGTCCGGCAACGCGACCGCGTAGCGATGTTGGTGTTGCAAGACCAGGTTGGTTCATTGGCTGTGTTACTTCGTTGTAGATCGGACGACCTGAATCATTTAGACCCATGAGATTTGACCATTGTGAAGTGTTCACCAAGATGTTGCGAGCAAATGGATTTGCAAGACCGGCTGTTGCGCCATAAACGCTAGCAGCACCGCGACCAATAAACGCAAGAAGTTCTGCGGCTGTTGGGTAGGTTGTGATGGTTGTTGCATCCGCTGTTGCACCTGATACCAAGATGCTGTTTGTGTAAGTGTCCTGCTGCTTAGCCATAGCCGCGACCATGTTGCTGAGAAGCTCATTGAAGAAAAGTGGACTTGTGCGCTGGAGCAATTCAACTGAGAATTTTTGCTGACCCGCGAATTTCTTAACATCAACAGATACAAATGCAGAGTTCTGATCTGTTTCTGTGAAGATTGCATCTTCGGCAACTGTTCCGACCGCTGGTGCAACTGTGATCTTTGGAATCTCGAAAGTCATACCAGCATCTGGAAGTGTGCCGCGTGAGATTGCATCGATTGATGGACGGACAGTTGTTGAAAGTCCGTTGATTACTTCAGCAAGCTGGCGTGTAGGTACAAGACCAGCGTTGTCTGTTGTGTTGTCTGCTGCGAGTACATACTGGCGAGCATTCTCGTCGCCCATCGCTGCCATAATCTTGTTTTCAAGATACTTTGCAGCTGTGACTTCGATGCGTGGCTTTGAATAAGCGACAGACTTAGCTGACGCTGTTACTGACTGTGCGGCTTCGACCGTCTCGACGGCTTCCGCGTTTGTGACGGTGTTATCCACTTCGTCTCCTTCTGTTGTTGGTGTTGTTGTTTCTTCTGCTTCTGCGGGTGCAGATTCAGAATCTTCTTCGCCTTCGGTGGCTGCTACTTCGGAGACGCGAGCTGATCGGACGGCTGGTTCGGATACGAGCGCAACGCCAGTCAATTCGCCAGCAAGGACGCGCATCGTTCCATTCTTTTCATTGATGTAATCATCGACGGCAAGTTCAATAGAGAATCCATCGCGAAGTCCTTCGCTTGCTTCGATAAGCGCGTCATTTCCCGCTGTTGTATTTGCGACCTTGAAAGTTGCATTGATGCTCATCTGATCTTCAGACAACGCAATCGATAGCGGCTTTGCAATTCTACGAGTGCGATCGTGTTCAAGATTTAGCAAAACATCTTTTGGCTGGATCGATCCTTTTGCAAATACGACTTTGCCAGTCGATGCGTTCGCTGGCTCTTCGAATGCCACGATGCGTCCGGTGATTGTGCGCGACTCTGAATCTGCCGCCGTGATAGTCATTGGAGTGGTTAGCTTCATCCGATCATGTCCTCTTCTTCTCTGATTTCATCGGTACTCATCGCGCCGATGCGGTTTAGAATTTCGTACACTTGCGCTCTTTCGTAAGGATTGCCGCGCAAGAAATCGTCTAGGTCGTAGCGAATATATTGTGATGCTGGAGTGAAATCCGTAAGGCTGAGCCGTTGCTCGATGATTGTGAGTACCGGACGAATCGAGAAGTCGATCAAATCGCGTCTTTGATTTACCGCGTTGGAATAAGTCATCGATGACGGATCAGCCGATGCGAACCATGCCGGTAATCCAATAGCGCGGCAAAGTTCCAAAGCCAAGTAATTTCTCGCTTCATTCATCTGGAGATTCTTGGGATCGTAACCAATCGTGTCCATCTTGATGTCAGCATTTAAGAATGTGACTGCCTTTGATGCTTTGTTCTTGAACGCATTGATTAAAGATGCAACGCGATCTTTTGGAAGCTGTACGCCGTTGCTCGACAAGACAATTTGTGGAATTGGATTTAGTGCGAAGTCATACGCGGCTTTCTCGAGTGCGTGAGCTGCGCGGACTGTACGACCAGCGCGATTGAGCAAGCCTTCTTGCATATTTCCAAAGACAACAAGATCGGCTGGATCGATTGAATAACCATCGACGCGATATGCATCGATTTCTGTACCGAGTCCGTTGGTTAATACTTCAACGCGCTCTGGCGCAATTCTTTCCATCGCTTGAATTCGTCCGGTGTCGGCATAGCGCGAAAGTACGCGGGCATAAGCGGCTGGACGGAATAGCAAATCTTCCGCAATCCATGCCCAGAATTCTGCGCCTGTAATTCTCGGATCTGGTTGATGAATTACACGAAAAGATGGGACAGTTTCATTTGTCTCTTTCACTTTTGTTTCAAGTGGCAGAGCTGCGACAGTCGAGCAGATGATTCCTCTTGCGCGAGCTATTACCGGTACGCCCATCGCCTCAGATCGTGTAGCTGATTGACCATAGGCAAAATACGGAGCGCCAAGAGCATCGATCGAATTGACCGGAGCGAGCGCGGCATCGACATTCATATCAGCGATTGGCTGTGGCGCTGTGATGAAGAAATCTTTTAGACCCATGCCGCAATTTTAGAGATCGGATACCACTACCCGATCATAATATCAAGATCCGTCTCTGGGCGTGTCGCGTAATGTGTGACGAGCGCAGATGCAACCGTCGCGCACACAGTCGATTGAGAAGCTCTGCGACCAATCGTCCATCCACCATCGCCAAAGGGTAATCGAGCCGCCGACAGAATTTGCTTCGTCAATTCGGCTTGATTTCCATGTCGAAGTCTCTTCGATGTGATTGCTCCCAAAAGTTCGTCGCAACTTTGACCGTATAGCGCCCCGTCTATATCAGCGATTGGGATACCGGCTGGCTGAAGTCTAGCCGCAATCGCCGACGAAGTTCGGCGACTGTACGCAATAACTTCGACTGGATATTCTTGAAAGTGTTCGGCTATGTCGTTCGCGATAGCTTTATCATCGAGCGAAATCGGATTGTGCCAAGTCCGGAGAAGCTTTACAAAGAATTCGCCTTCAGAAATTTGCTGAGCCAAGACCAGAGCTGCATCGCGGCGATCCGGTGAACAATCCAGCCCGAACCACACAGTCTTTTCGCGATCGACTTCAAATCCATCCATTCCACAATCAGCCCACTCACCAGCGGGAATTGCGCTGGAGATTGTCTGTACCCATCGGCACAAGACTTCGGTACGGACAACATCGGCTGGATCATTCATCACAGCTCTGAGATTGTCGATGTGTACGGTATGCCCGAGCGCTGGATTTGCCATCGCCGCCCCTGCCCAGAATTTAGGTGAATCGTCGATCTTGTCGTAATCACTTGACCATTCGAAATAACCGATGTCATCGCTAGATCCACCAGCTGCGCCGATGCCTCTTTCGCGAATTTGGTTCAGCACAAGAGAATGTTGATCGCCAGCATTTGAGTACGACCAGAGCTGCGGATTTTCTGCCGCCATCATCGTGTACCGAAGCGAAGCCCAAGTCGTCTCATCTTTAAGCTCTCGAGTCTCATCGATGTGAACGGTCGATGGCTTTGAGATACCGCGAGCAGCTGAAGCGCCAGCCTTGACCATGTAGCGATTCCCATTTAGACATTCGATCTCTTCAGACCCATGCGCCCACCGGATTCGCTTGACTTGCTTTGCCAAGCCGTCATTTGATTCGATCGTCTGTACAAGATCCCGAAAAGTCTCGAGAGATGTCGTCAATCGATGAGCTGTACCGATTTGCAGCTTGTTATCCCACTCAAATAAACCCATCAAGATCCGTTGCTTCATAAATGTCGTCTTACCTTGCTGACGAGCAACGACAAGCTGGACGAGTGGATGCAACCAGCGACCGTCGGGCTTGACTCGATGCGCTTCAATTGCCAGCCATTCTTGCCACGGCATGAGCGGGAATCCAATGGAGTTGCTGAAATCAATTAGCTCTTGTCCAAGCGTGGGCAAATCTGGGCGGAGTTTTGAGTGGATTCTGGGAGTTACAGAGCCATAAAGCGTCTCTGGAGTAGGCACTAAAACCTGTGTGAGCCGATCTGAGCCTGTTTGAACCAGTTGGAGTCTAGTTGTACCGTCTTGATCCATCTCAATGCCTTCTTGATTCGTTTGGTGGTGAAATAGAACCGC